TTGGCACAATATTTGTCATTATCGGCCCATATAGTTTCGTTTCCCCAGGCTTTTTTTACAATTTTACTGGTCACTATAGTCCTGCTTCTTTAAGAATAAGTTTACACCATTCTGCATCTGCAACAAAGTCCTTAAATCGTTTACTCCAATGGTCTGGATCGATACATGGCATTATGATATTGAGCTGTTCTTGATTGATGTCATTAAGCCATCTAATTCCACTGTCGCAATTATAAATAACCCAAGGGCTAATGCGTCCAGTTGATATGTGATGACATATGAGATTAGAAGCACCAAGCTTAAAATAATTACTGAAATTTTTTTCCAATTTTTCATTACTGTCTGCATATTCTTGCATCTCCTTTAATGCTCTTTCCATGGCATCTTGAGCAGGTTCTCGTTTTAAATACTCCAACAACCATGTGTTGTATAACTTTTCTTTGGTCCAGTGATCTAATTTATGATTATTTGACAATAACCAGTCAGTGAAACTTACAACATTGATAGCTCGTAAATCAACTAGATAGCGTCCATAACGAACAAAAGCAATATAAAAATTACTATTACAAAAGTCAGAGTAGGCTTTAAATTTTGCGCTTCCTTGCGTTTTTTCATAAAATCTTAGATAAGCATTGAACCCTATCTGAACTCCTTGCTCATTTTGTTGATTGTGGCGGCGTTTAGGTTCACAAAGATGTGACAATAATGTGCTTTCTTTTGTATAGCTTTTTTTACAAAATTGGCAAGTAAAGTTCAATCTAATACCTTTTTAATCTCTTTGTCTGTCATGCCTAAACTAATTAAGTAATCTTTTAAGTCTTGTTCAGATGTAACATTGACCAGTGCTTCAATGTCTTTAGTTTTCATTTCTGGATATTGGGAAGCAAGTAACTTGTAAATTTTATTATTGCCTTCTTTTTTCTTACTTGGTTGCCAATAATGGCGTTGACTGCCCATATCTGGACTTACTGTAGTACATAATAGCCACTGCAATTTTTCATGTTTACCAAGATCAAAAAAATTAATATTGACTCTTTCGTTTGTGGCTCTTAAGTACCATTCTTGTAAATCTGGACCACCGTCCACATTTGCGCAATATTTCAGCATGATATATGTGCTAAACTTTTTACGCTCTGCTTCACTTAACTCATCAATAAAATTACGATTTTTTGTATCAAGTTGATACATTTCGTTTTTAATACTTAACTTATCCATGAGTCTTCAATAAATTATAAGTAGAAATCATTTGATCAACATAATCTCGTAATGTTGGATTTCTATCTGCCATTTCAAGTATTTCAAGGAAATTAGCATATGATAAATTATATTTCAATCCTTTCATAGGATCAATACGAACTGACATATTTTCATATACCAATGTGCGTTCTGTACTTTGCATTTCTCTAGCATAGACAGTTGTTCCCCCGTCAGGACTTTCATATATAGTATTATTATTTACATAAATGGTGTTCATGTTACCAACATTTATTATAATTTATAACTTCACTCTGTCTACTAATATCTTTTACAAAATAAACACATAATGGTTTTGCTCCAGTGGTTTCTAAAGGTATGGCCAATAACTGTCCTGGCTTTAGTTTAGGAAAATACCATTTTACATCTTGATAAATATCCACCACTTCTATAGGATAAAATGTGGGTCTGAAACTGCTAAGTGGGTTAAACCCAAATGCACTGAATCCTCTATCATTTAAACTAGTAAGTGGCACTACTTCTAGATCTCCTAAATCATGTTCGCCAATTAAAAGCTGCCAATCTATGGGCATTGTAATTTCATGAGGGCCTATACGCAATACTAAGGCTGGACTATTAAAACTTTCTAAAAAAATTAAAGGGATAAAAAAATAGTCTGGATCTTTAGGATCACTGTTGTCCAAAACACAAAATCTTACATCATCCACTTCCTCGGGTATACTTGTTAAATCATAAACTGTATTATCTAAAGTTAGCAATCGCATAAAAATTTCTCTAAGTTGTTATTATACTATATTTTTTTTCATAAAACAATACTATGTTTTGTGTTCATTACTGCCATTCTACTTTATCCACACTGAAAGGATAATTGGCGTCTTTGTAAAAAGCTTTGCGTTTGGTAAGATGTCGTTTGCTAAACTTACAAGTACTAGTAATATCCCAAATTTCTACATGATCCTTATCTTCTGCTTTCCTAATACCTCTACCAATACTTTGAATTACTCTCACAAAACTTTTACCAGGTTCTAGTAAAACTAAGTTAAAAATTCGTGGAATGTTAATACCCACAGCAGCAACACCATAAGTTGCTACAATAATTTTTTTCTCACTGGTTGCTACTTGGTCATACTCCTCTTTTCTACTAGCTGCTTTTGTCGTGCCACTAACAAAAACTGCATCTGTTAGTTGGCCCGTTAATTCCTTACCTGCAGCAACTCTATCTACCAATACTAATGTGTTACCAGATTGCCTTATTTTTTCTACCGTTTTCGCAATGTAGGTTAGCCTTTCCTTATTCTCTAATAGATATTTCAACTCCTGTTGGTAAGTCTTGTACTCTGTAAAATCAGTAAGTTGCAAAATATTCACATGACATTGAGCCAAATGCCCTGCCTCTTGAAGTTCACTTGCACTCAATCTGCCTACTACTTCTCCAATACAACATTTTAATGCCATGAATGCATATTCTTCTTTAGGAATAGTACCAGTTAACCCCCATCTAAGTGGCACTTTACTAAACACAGAACTTAACAATAATTTTAAAGAATCAGCCTTAGCCATATGAGCTTCGTCAATTATTACACATACTACCCCTTCAATAAATTCGTCAATTGTACACACTGCCTCGCCATTCTTTGTGTCTTTTAACAAATTATTAAGACTTTGCCATGTACAGATAGTATGTTGTTTGTTATAGTCCTTACGATCACCAAAATACACGCCTACATCAAGTCCTACATTGATGTAGTCAGACTCTGTCTGTGTCACTAAACTTTTATTTGGCACAATTACAATACTACGACCGTAATTTTGCACACTTGCGGACATCACTGCAGTCATAATAGTTTTGCCCGAACCAGTGGCAACTTCTTGTATGCATTGAGGGTTCTCTAAAAACCTGTTGACAATATCTAACTGATAGTCTCTTAATAGTATAGGTTTACCAGCTTGTGGATGTTTGTCTGGCCAATTTATATGTGCAAAACTATCCTCTTTAACCGCGTTAAAATTAAAGGTTGTTGTGTAATCCCTCAAATCATCTATGTCAATGTCATAATCATTTTGCTCTAGAAAGGGCAGAATGTCTGACAGTAAATTAATAAAGGTACTTCCACCTAAGGTAAAAAAACCAACCTTGCCGTCCCATCTGCCTAAACGAACACTTGGGCTATATCTAGCTCCAGGAATCTCATACTTGAATTTATTTGTTAAGGTTTTTCTATGGCTTAACTCTAGTCCCTCTAGCTTAACATTTACTTCATCTTTAATGATTAGTTTGCATTTCATTTTAAAAAAATTACCTTTTCTGCTCGTCTAATCCAGTCCTGCTTTTTGTATCCAACCAATACATTAGTCATTGACACCATAAGTTTTATTTTACCTATAAATTTACTAGTTTTCTTTGTATTAAGATATACGATTTTGTCTGTATCCTTTTTAGGTGTGCCCGTATCATAAACATATACTGGCAACCTATCAGTCTTTTCCGCATACTTAATGATATTCTCTATTTTTTGTTCTGAACTTTGTGCTTCTAGTTTACGCTTAGTAAGCAACTCTAGTTCATTCTCACTAACACTTTGTGCTAACAAATTAATTAGTTGTTGATCTACAGTGTATTGCAACACACTGCTATAATCAACTAACTTATATAAATTATTTATTGATAGCTCCCCCACATTTTCTTTAAGATAATGTAATAAACTTTCTGGAGCATTTGACACTATTAACTGACCATTAACCTGAGTCAGTTCTATTTTATAAGGAATTGTTTCCATTTCTACAATTTTTTCTGCTGCAGAAATAAGTGTAGGGTCAATACTAAATTGATGCAAATTACCAAATGTTACAATATAATTGACAATGTACTCTGTCAAACCTAAATTCCAAATTTTATTTTCATGGTCAAATTCTACTTTACCATATCCATTTGTAGCAATGCTCTTTATATTATTAATCCATTCTGTATTATAAGGAAACTTTACTTGTATTTTTCCGTCCTTAAGACAAATGGTTTTAGATTGATCTACGAATCTTATTCCAAATTTAAACTTTAATTCCTGAACATCCTCATCTATTATTAGACCCAACTTGTTTAACTGTTTGCGGTATTTATGAATGATCTTAAGTGCTAGCTCGCTTTGCTTTTGTGTATAGGCTCGTGAATTATCTACCGTTTGTAATGCTAGACTGTCTAAAATTTGCACATCATATCTAGCTAAACTTAGTGGACTTGGAATCCGTTCCCATGGCTGTAAAAGTTTACCGGATATTTCTCTGTATCCTGCAATAAATTCTATAATGTCTTCTGCATATTTCCACATAATGCTATTATATAACAGTATACACAGTAAGTCAAAAAAAACTCTGCCTAAGCAGAGTTATTTTGTTTTAGAATAGTGAGCAATAATTCATGTTTTACTTTTTCTTCACACTTCTGAATTTTGCTGTCTGTAGTAGCTTTTATCAATTTAAGATAAAAGAATGCTTGCTCATATCCTAATAGCCATGTTTCCAGATCCTGCAAAGTGCCTGTATAAATTTCTACCTCTCGTGTATAAAAAGGTAAACAGTCTGGGTCACCTGGCGCTAAAGCAAAAAAATCTGAATATTGCGATTTAGCAATCTTAAAGCCAAGTTTCTTAGCTCTAAGCTCTAGTTGTTGAAGTCTTTGGTAGACACTATATCCAATGGTCATTACTGTTTACCAACTGCTGTTATAGAATACCTTCAGTCCTAGGAATAGTTCTGCACGAGCCTCACGACAAAATTTCAAGTCTTGTTCTCTATAATAGTCATCAGAAGGTTGACCGAAAAAGAATCCTTCAGTATGGGGTAATTTGCCGTTCAATACATCTTGTTCAAGTTTGTCTATATCTTCTCGTGTAAGTTCAAGTTCGATACCATTAAAATCGTAACGATTTTCTCCTTCTTGCAAACTTTCATGGCTAGCATTTTTATTATACCATAAATTTTCCATCCAGCCTTGAAGATTTGGATGCTTACGCCAATATGCTAACTCACGAGGTTTGGATTTATTAGGTACTACCCATTCACCGTTAACAAAAGCACCATCATTGCTCTGGAAATAACTATCTCGTTCGCCTGCCTGTAGGGTTACATATGCATATTGATCAAGTCCCATTTTTATCTCCTATTATACAGAAGGTTTCATACAAGTACTAGAAGCCATTGCAGCCCAACGCTTAGGAAAGCTTTTGCGAAGATCTGCGATCTTCAGTGCCATACGCAAACTCATTTCACGCAGTTTGTTCTTATTGGTATCCATAAATGCAATAATTTCTTCTTGCACACTTGGATCAAAATCGTATCCTTCAAACAATTCACCGTCCTTAGCAATTTGTTTGATGCGTAGAATTTTGTCCCGCATGGTATCCAAAGTTAGATCCAGATAGTGACAGCGACTTTGCAAGGCATCCAGATGGTCTCTAAGTTTCTGTGATTTCATCTGGTCAAATTTAAGATTAGTGATGAAAATCACACTACCATTAAAGTTAAAACTGTCAGGCACTCCTTCCCGGCGCAACATATTACTATCACTAAGCCAAGAAATTTTACGCTTCTTGCCTGAATCTAGTGCACCTTTAAGCAAGTTCAAGGCAACATCATCCAGAAGAATGCTATCACAGTCATCAAACACCAAAATACAATTAGGGTCACTATACTTGTAAAGGGTGCAATATAAGCCTAGAGCAGTGGCGCTACCTTTTACAACCTCTGCACGAAGACGACGACCAGCAAGTTGATCTAGCAAAGTAGCTTTTTCAATTTCACGCTCAATGCCAAAACTTTTACCAACACCAGGTGGCCCGCTAACAATCATAGCACGAATCTCACCACTGATTGCAGCCTTAGTCATGTCCGTAAGGATTTCAAATCGTTCACGGATTCGTTCCATAACTTGTTGATCTGTTTCCACAGTATTTTCTACTGCACTAGGTTCAATCACTGCACCAGACACAAACTCATAATCTGCAGGACTAGATACATTTACACGAATGGTTTCAGGCATGTTGGGAAAATTTCCACCATTGCGTACAGTAACAAAACTATTTTT